GATTCAATAAAAGGTCTTAATTTATTCTTCCAACTTGGATGAAAGAACTTTTCAAACTTCTGCCACTTCATCTAACCAGCTTAATTGTGTGAAAGGACTTGGATCTGCAAAAATAGCAGGAGTGCTATCTTCTTTATTAATAAGAAGCCCTGAAGCATTTACAAAGAACTTGTGAGCATCAATATGATTACTCATCCAAAGAGAAGGATGAATATCTTTCATAGAAAATGTAGTAAATTGATATAGTTCCCAAAGGCTATTATCAGCTCCATATTTATGTGTAGGTCTACTCAATTCTCTTTTGATAATATTCAATTGTGTACTTTCAATAAAATCAGATTCTAAATACATTCTTCCTACAAGTTCAGATGTTATACGTTTGCTTAATTCAATCTGTTTCATAGCTTCACGTTCATGTTGCATTTGCATAAATACATCACCTGCTGTTTTAATATATTCAGAAATAGCATAAGGGGTGAATGTTTGAATTTCTCCAACATGTTTCTTTTTAAATGCTCCCATATCACCTGAAACACAACCATTCTGACAAATGAATATATGTGTTCCCATAGCAAACTTTAATGTTAAGCTCTTATCATAACTGTTCTGCCAACCAATCTGTAACTGCATTTCAGTATCTTTAATGTTGCTAATTGTAAATTTACCATTGGCTACATTACCTTCTCTTGCCATAGTATAGCTTTCACTTTCTAAAACAAATCCAGATTGCTGTATACTTTCCAATGTCAGATCTACTAATTGCTCATGAGCAATTGCTTTATAGGTCCTTGTAGTTACTGGTAAAGTTGCATTAATTAACATGTTTTTTGATGCTGCATAAACTTGATTCTTGCTCATTTTTTTAATTTTTTAAATTAGTTACTAAATTTTTTAAGATATTCCTCTGTAATCTGATCTAATGTACTATCCTGTATTAATTCTATAATGTCTATTCCTCCTACATACACTGCTGTAATGTAAAATTCTCCTCCTTCTGCAGGATGTTCATGGGTTTGGGGAAAATATGCTTCTGATTCATATTCCACATCAAGGTCTATTTCTCTAAATTTTATACTTCCAGATCCTGCACTCATAATTTTGCTTTGTTTTTAAAATAATTAAATACTTCTGGTACATGTTTTTTATAATAGGGTTGATGATCTTTACACCATTCTTTTAATGATTCTTTAGAATCAAATGGTTTTTGCCAAGAATTATTAGTCATAATCATATTGAATAATGGTTCTAAATCATTAATAAAATCTTGAGGAGTCCACCCTTCATAAATATTTCTTTGTAAGTTCATAATTTTTGATTTGAAATGATTTTTAAATTAAATTCTTTTACTACATAATTAATATGTTTTGCTGTACTCTTTGACCAATATCCATGCACTACTAAATAATCTTCTTCTATTGTAGCAACATGTGTATTATAAGAATATACAATATCTCCCTCTATTCTTAAGTTTTGTTTGTATTTATCTAATGTCATAATAGTCCTTTCTTTATAAAATGATTTTTAATTGCATCAAGTCCTTCTATTCTAGCCCAATCAGCCATGTCTTTAATTTCAGGAAGAAGTCTGTCTACAGGATTTATGTGTTTATATCCAAAAGCTCTTGTGATTGCATAACTTGCTTCTTTTCCTGCTCTGTCAGAATCTCCTGCATAGAACACCTCTTTAGAATTCTCTTTAATATATTCCACTGTTTCATGAGAAAATGCAGCAAGACTTTCATTTTGTATATGACAAACATTGTCATACACCTTTCTGCATACCAAATAGTCTTTAAGAGATTTACATATAAGGGTGTTATGCTCTTTATTAAGGTTATTTAAGCCATAAGCAGTGGCAAGTGGTACATTGGATACCCATTTGCTTTTCTTGTCATTATATGGTCTGTAAAGCTTCCAAAATCCACCTTCATATAAATAACCAAACCTAAGCTCACCCTCTTTAAGACAGAATTTTTGTCTATTTAAAAACAGACATTTTATAGAATAGATGTTATTCTCTTTAAGATCATCAATAGTTTGATAATACTCTTTCCAATAATCTAATTCTTCTTTTCTAAATTTTCTTGTGATGGCTTGAATAAGAGAATATCTTTTTCCTAATGATTCTGGTTGTACATATTGAGAAACAATTTGTTTATAATCTTTTTTGTTATTCTTTATTACTATACCCAAACCAAAATCATCATCAATCTTACATAGAACATCATTAAAAGAATTAATATTATATAACATTTGTACAAAATGAAAACAGTTTCCTCTGTATTGTACATCAGCAAAATCTATAAAATGTAATTCTCCTCCTTTGCTTCCAATAATAAATGAAGGGTGTTCATCCTTTCTGAATGGGCTGTTAGTCACATGATTAACTTTCCAATCTTTACTCACAAAATAATATCTGAATATATCATAAGGAGATATTAGATTCAATATAGCTTCAGGGGTTAGTAGTATTCTTCTTATTCCTGTTATCATACTAAAAAAATAAAAGCTCTCTACTATTTCTAGTAAGGAGCTATATTAATATTACTGATTAATATTCACTATCATCTGAATCATCTGATTCTATTATTCTATCACTGGCAACAAAAAACTTATTTGCATCATAATCTTGTATATCTTTTAAAACGTATATATCACGACACCCATAATCTCCAGAAACAGCAGCAATGAATTTCTCATGTGCTTTCTGATCTTTGGATTTCTTACTCTTTATAGATTCTATAAGCTTAGGATTGTTATAATCTACAAGTCTGAAATGTTTAAGACTATATTCAGGAATGAATGCTTTATTAAATATTCCTTGATATTCTTTTGTTTCTCCTTCTTTCTCTTTTACAATGATAGTGGCAAGAGCTGCAAATCTAGAACACCATTCTCCATCAATCTGATCTTTAAGCTCTTTAACATTACCTTTCATAAGCTTTTTCCAATCCATTAAGAGAGTGGCTTCCTCATTCTTAAAATCAATTTCTCCAAGCCAAGTCCTCATAAAATTATAGAGGTCTTCTTCTCCAATAAATGCCACTCTTGATTCTCCTTTAGCAAACCAGGAAGGTAAACTGTCTTCATCTACAGCCCATGTACAGGTTCCAACATCATTAATGTACTGTTTCTTGGTAAAATCTTTATTTTCTCTTTCTTTATTCTCAAGAAAGAATGTCACTTTGTATTTACCAACTTCTTTGTCTTCTTCACATACATCTTTAACATCTTGTAACCATACATCAATTCTCAGAAAAGTATTACCATCTTTACTTTTTCCTAAATACTCAGTAGCCTTACTGTCTTCTTTTAATGTTTTTCCCAATACACTTAAAAATTCCTCTTCATTAGGATTAATAGCTACTACCCTTGCTTCAAGGAGACCCACTCTTTTCACTACATCTGAGAATTCTTTCTTCTCCCTTTTAACTCCTCCAATTGCCATTTGCTTTAATTTTAAATTGTTTATTTATAATATTCATGTACTTTATCTACTACTAATTGTTATTGTATATATTCCTGTAATCATTTTAGTTATAGATTTTTTCCCAATAAGTTTCTGTTTTTCCTTCTTTATCTTGTTTAGAAATTAACATTCTTCCTTTTAATTGAGGAGCTCTGCTACCAGCAACAATACTATCATTTTGCACATCAAAGTTTAACCATCTTTCATTTCCTTCTACAATTAATTTAGCTAAAGCTGTAACTCTTGATGCAAAAATAGTTTTTAACTTTCCTGTAAGTGCAATTTCAGCACCAATTACTTCTTCTTTTCCATTATCCTTAATATATTTATCAGCAACATGAGCTGCATATAATCTATAAGGAGATATCTGTCTGAATATTTCTATTTGTTGCAGAAACCAAGATCTTGTACTCATATATCCTGCGCCCTCAGGCAGTGAAAGTACAGATCTAAATTCAGGATCAAGAGGAGTATATTGATCTCCATAAGTACCATTTGTCAATTTAGGTCTATTGAAATTCTTTCCTATAATACTATTCATATACGAAAGTGTGCCACCTAATTCTGAAAGGTCATCTAAATCTGAAAGGCCATCTATAATTAAATATTCATATTTACTTTTATTCTCTAAAAGTAGTTTACGATATTTGATATAGTTTTGAAAACTTTCCCATCTGGTAGTACTTTGTTCTGTATAAGTAGAAAGTTTTCTAGCAGGAATATATTCATATCCTCCTTTTTCAAGGTCTAATACAATAGCATTGTATTTTTCTGTAAAGTTTCCTAATATTGTTCCCTTACCACTTTTAGGAATTCCTAACACTACAAGATCTCTGGGAGCTGTTAGTGTTATCTTACTAATTTCATCAGGTAATGTTAAATCATCTTTTGCCATACATAGTTGTTTTTCATGTGTTTATAAATATTTAAGAATTAAAATTACTCATTATTTTTCTAATTATCAAGCATAATTGTGTTTAATTTTAAGTTCTATATCTTCCTTCTTTTAAAATTTCTGCTTTATTTTCATCACTAGCATATTCATTAACTAAATATTGTGCTATTATTTTATTTTCTTTATCTGTTCTCCAGATTTTTTCAAGATTTTCTACTTCTACTTTCTTATTTAGAAAATCTTCATTTGGTAAAATCCATTCTGTCATTCCTGCTAATCTAGCACCTTGTTTCATTGCAAGTAATTCATATTTACCAGTTGATCCTGTACAAACCTGATCATGAGAAATAAACCATTGTAATACAGTGGTAATAGAATATCTCTTTTCTAGATCAAAGACAGTCATGAGATGTGGTGTAGTTATTCCCCTTCCAAACCCATATCTATAATATACACCTTCTT